GGATCAGGATCAGGATCAGGACGCACTGGAGTTTTAACCGAAAGAGGTGGTGGAGGTGGAAGGAACGGCTCTAGTGTTACTTCGGTAGTAGATAAACCAACAGCTGATAAAATAGTTGATGATATTCCGAAACCAAAAGGGTTTTTAAGAAATTTAAGTAAAAGTCAAAAGTATGGATTAGGAGCAGCAACAGCAGTTGTTGCTGGATTAGCATATCAAAAACAAAAACAAAGCGTTGATCAAAGATTTAGGTAAATATGAGTAGTGAATGGAAAAATTATATAAATACAAATGGAGATTTTGAACTTCCAAATTTTTTATATAAAACAATAAATGATTTAATGAAACAGTCTTTAGATATGGGGACATTATTATCTAGTGACCAATATAAATTAAGAGCCTATAAAGAACAAACTAAGAAGCTATTTAAAAATAAATGGTTTGATATCGCAGAGGCATTAGAGTTTTTTGGTATCATAGAAAAATGTGGATGTTATTCAAATGGAAAAGATTTTTACTGCGAAGTATGTAAAGGTGCTAGGTATCTTCCTACTGCAGTTCTGACTCCAGATGAAATGAGAGAAATTGGCGTTTTTATTGGCGCAGATCAAAATATTGCACTTGTTGACAAACTTCAAAAAAGTATATCTGACGTATTTAAATCAGCGTAAAATGCTTTGTCCCAGATGTTCTATAAAGATGCAGAACGTTGTAGAATATATCTTACAAGAAAATGAATTTAAATACATAAAAAACTTCTATTGCACAAAGTGTAAAAGTGCTGTTACAGAAGTGTTTGATGATATAGGGTTAGCCTCAAGTGAATGGATAGATTTTAATGTCTAATGTAGAAAAGTATAATAAAAATGATTTTATGAAAGAATTTGAGTCTCTTAGACCAGATTTATTTCTTCCAGAAAATTGGTCTGATCAAGACAAAGAAAAAGTAGTTGAACTCATTCGTCCGCAAAGAACAAAGACGTCAATGTTTTCATCTATACCAATGACATGTGAGGCACAAAAGTGCGTCTTTGCAGATACATGTCCACTTCTTAAAGAGAACTTAGCACCTAAAGGTAATCCTTGTCCTATAGAAATGTCTATAGTTTCTCAGTTCACTTATGATTATATGGAACAACTTGAAGTTAATCCGCAAAACTTAGTAGAAGTATCTATGGTAAGAGACTTAGTGGACCAAGAAGTTCAATACATTAGAAAAACAAAACTTCTTGCTAAAGAACATTTTATTCAAGAAAACATTATTGGAATAGATTCCAATACAGGTGAACCAATTATGAAAAAAGAATTGCACCTAGCGGTAGAACTAGAAGATAAACTTCATAAGCGTCGCAAAGATCTTAGAAACCAATTGTTAGCAACTAGAGAAGCTAAAGCTAAAATTGGTCAAACGCAATTAGATACAGCTCAAACAATATCTGACATTTTAGATAAAGTTCAAGGAATAGAAAAAGAAAGACAAAAACTCATTAAACAAAAAATGGGAACTCTTGAAGTTGATGAATACATAGAGGTTGAAGTCTTAGAGGATAGAGATGAATCTATTTGATACAAGTAATTCAGACAGTCAGTCTTCTTTAGCTAGATTACTTCGTTCTTTAACTGGCGCAATGCCTGGTGGAGCAAAAGTAGCTAGACAAACAACACCTATTGGAGCAGATGCTGTCAATAGGATAATGGGAAGTCCAGAAGAATTTATAGGAAGATATAAAGAATTTGAAGATGAGTACTTCAGGGTTCTTTCCGATCCTAAGAATACAAATAAATTTGCTAATATAGCAGATATGGATATCGAAAGATCTTCCGGAAAAATAGATTTAAGTAGATTAACATATCAGTCTCAACAGGACATGAAGAATTTTTTTCGACAAAGAGTTTTACAGATGGATAACCTTTTGCCGCAAGTTGGAATTCCTGGAATGGAATTTTCATCAGGAAACTTATACTCATCTATGCTCCAATATGAAGTAGATGAATATTCCCATCCTGCATCTATTCTATTAAATAAAATGTTTTTTAATGTGCAACAAGATAAGCAAGGTGTTCAAGCATTAAACTTTGGTATGTCAAACATGATGAATACTGCAACACTTGAAAGATTAGCTTATCAAGCAGAAAATCCAGTAGATGTAATTGGAAAAAGGGTATTAACTCTTGACGTAGAAACAACAGATGTTTTGCCAGATTCCCAAGTAAGACAGTTTGCTTATAAAGTTGGTGAAGAAGATGTAGTTGATGAATCATTCATTAATAGAAGAATGGATGCTGCTAGAGTTACTAAGTCTGGTCAAAGTTATAGGATGTCTGACGCTGTAAATCTACCATTAAAACAAATGGGTAGAGAAGCTCAAGAAATGGGTGAGGGTGGAATAAATTTTGTAGAAAAATCCAAAACGTTATTTACAGAAATGTTAAATGCCGATCATATATCTGGCCACAATGCTTTATTCGACTTAAATAAAATGGCAGACACACTTCGTGGCTTAGACGCTTTTAATGCAGATAATATAGCTCAAGATTTAATGAAACAATTATTTGAAAGAGTTAATACTCAAAAAGATTATTTAATAGATACTTCTGAAACTATGGGTTCATACTTCCAAAAAAAAGCTCGCTCTATGTTTCCAAATGATCCTGACAGAGCAAAAAAAATAGTTAATCAAATGATCAGTCCAGAGATGAGAGCTCAAATAGATATAGGTGGAAAAACAGCTCCAAGATCAATGGAAAACATTTCCTTAAACTCCAACTTACTTCAACTAATAGAACAAGACGCCGCATCTGGAAGTAATGAAGCAAATAGAATAATTGACAATATAAAACAAGGTTCTCACGTAGCAGACGTTGACGTTGCTCTACAGGCTTCTGCTGATAGGTATAGATCTTTAGGTACTTTGGATTTTAGGTTTGATGAAACAGGAAAAGTTCTTGGTGATCAAATGTCAGAATTTGAAAGATATGGTAGAAATCTTATTCTAAGATCTCAAGCCATGACTCCAACAACTGATATTGGAAGCGTCAGCCATATGAGTGATGCGGTATTTAGGCATCTCTCAACTAATGAAAAAGGGATGCAGGGAATAACGCTAACGGCAAAAGCATCTGATCTAGGATTATCGTCTGATGCCGAAGGTTTTCTTGCATATTCTAAAGATAAAAAGAATTATACATTTAGAGCATTTGGATCAGATGCTGATGAAATAATAGAAGGTGCAGTAGCAAAGTCTCATATAACTAGGACGATGAACCAAGCTAGAGCAGAAGGCGAAGGAACATTAAGCACTCTTAACGTTGCCGGAAGAACAATGCAATTGACTAGAAATCTTGCAGATGAATCAATTGTTAAAACAGGATTTAATTTTTCTCAAGCAACTGCAATAGATCAATCAATAAGAGCAAGAGATGTCACCGCTGGAATAACAGCAGGAGATGACGATAGTTTAATTAGATCATTAGGATTAACTAATGAACAATTTGGTAAACAGCAAACATTTAGAAATATAAGCCAAAGAATTAAAGGAGCTTTTACTGGAGGCCCAGTTCATCAGATAGAAAATCCATTAACATATTCAGATGAAGCAATAGACTCTTATTACAAAAATGCAGCTGGGGCTGGATTACCATACTCTAGCTTAAATGTTCAAAGTAGAGCTTTTTCTGTTGGTTTAGCTGAAGCTACTCATTCAATTGGCTTAGCAGCAAGAGGTACCGCAGCTTATGCAGCTAATGCTGATCTTACTACAGAGATGGGTTTGTCATTCTTTAAAATGCAAGACTCAGCTAGAATGGGAGCAGTTACTTCACAAGGAGATTATTTTGGTAGTAAAACAATGATGCCTTTTACTTCTTTATTTTCTGTATCTCAAAACACAGCTGCTAATAAAATATCTGATCAAATATTGTCAGTAAAAGCATTTGAAACTTTTAGTAACCCAATGGAAGATATTATGAGTTCTGATTTGAATAGGTTTACATTAAGTTTTGTTTCTGGAACTGGTGAAGGTGAAAGTAAAATTGCATCAAGAGTTAACTTAGTATGGGGAGCTAATCAATCATTAGATGAGGGTAAATCAAAACAGTTAGCTAATTTCTTACTCGATAATTCAGAAACATTTAGAGATACTTTACAAAATATAAAAACTGCAGATGAAGATGTCGCAAGACAGTTAGCAAGTATTACTCAAGCTAGTAAAACAATGACAGGTTCACAAAGAGCAGGTTTAGTTGATCAGATCTCTCGAAGCATTAGAGATAAAGGAATTGTTGTCGGATATGTTGAGGGCGATCCAGCTGAAGGAATGTTTAATGCAGCAAAAAGAGCAGGTATCAACTTAGTTGATAATGATGTTAATTTAGTTAATCAGGCTATGAGAATAGCACATGTAGACGAAGCTTCAAATATGCTGGTTATGTCAGCTATAAGTGATACAAAAGTTGATGAAGTAATAGGTAGATCTTCTGAAGTTGCACAAGGTGAAGCAGCTAACGCATTTTCTAAATTAAAAAGATTATCAGAAGTATTTAATGATTCTTCAAAAAAGAGACAAGCTGCTAAAGTAGTACTTGAATCTAAAAATGCAAGTTCTTTAGATAGAATAGTAGATTTATCAAAAAGAGCAAGTAGAGATTTTGATACTCCAATGACAGATTTTTTTGTAAAAAATAAAAAAACAATAGGATTGGCTGGATTAGGTCTAGCTGCAGCCGGTATTGGTTACTATATGTATAATAATAGAAGAGAAGAAAAAAATATCCAAGAAACAATGGCTTACATGCCAACGGAGCCGGCAAGTAATAGAACATTCAGGCAAATACAACCACCAGCTATGCCTCAAAGTACAAGAAGAGATCCACTTGTAACAGCTGGAGTTGTTGGGAATCTAGATAGAAATAAAGTTGGCCATACAAAAATGGGCCCAAATAAAAATAATCACCTTTACGGAGGATAAAAATGTCTTTATTAAATAGCATAGGAAGATCAGTTACTAGAGCTGGTTCATCTAGAAAGGCTCTAATTGGAGTAGGTGCAGCTGCTGGTGCTGTTGGGCTTGGTCAGAGTACAACTGGAGCAGTAGTTGATGCTGGTAACGATATTGCATTTGGCGATCCAGATGCTGATAAATACTTTCTTGGATCAAGGGGTCTTAGCCCAGGAACCTTACTAGAGGGCACTGTCGGGTCGTCTGGGGCTGCAGCTGCAGGAACAATTGGCGGTGGAGCACTTGGCATGGCTGGGGGCGCAGCTTTTGGAATTGGTGCAGCTGGAATGTTAAGTAATACCGAGTTTGCCAAAGACATAAATATTCCTAAAAATTTTGCAGATGACCTTCCATTAATAGGTGGCAAACAAGTTCCTTTAGTTGGAGGACAAAATCTTTTTAAAGCTGGAAAAATGGGTTCAGCTAGAGGAAGGGCAGTTGCATTTGGTCTTGGTGCACTTGGTGCAGTTGCCGGCGGTGCACTTGGAGCATCGACATATACAAGAAGTCAAATAAACAGAAATGCAGATTTTTATAAACAAAGTCCATACAGTAGAGGATCAGCAATGCAAGCAGCTTCTACAAATGCATACGGGGATATGGTTCTCGGAATGCATAACGCTAGGAGGGGTTAATGGATCCAGATGAAGTCAATGAATTAGGTGGGCAAAATGTTCCACTAGCATTTAGAATGATGGAGCATTTTCCATCTATTTCTGCATCTCTTGGATTTGCCCTTAACCGTGGTTCAAACACTCTTTTGGGTGGCGGATTCATGGATGATAGAAAAAGGCTAGGTCCAGGTAAACTTGGTGGTTTCGCTAAGGGTTCTATGAGCCCAAGTAATCCAACAGCTAAAGCCTATTATGGCTCTTCAGCAAGAAGAGCAGGATTAGCTTCTTCAGCAGGGTCGGCACAAGGAAAAATGGCCTTAGGCAAGGGTTCAAGAGTTAACCACATCACGATGAGGCCAAGAGCATTATCTAGATATAACTCTTTGACAATATTCAATGCTTCACAAAATACTCAGTTCTATTCTCCTTTTCAATTTGCATCTAGAGTTGTTGGAAATCAATTTGGAAAAAATGCAGCGTTTAGAAATGCTGTATATGGATCTTCAACGGCAGCTATTCCAGAAGAAGGTGTATTCCAAAGAGGGATGCTATCTATGATCACGGCTGGAAGAAAGTCTGATCTAATAGAAAGAAAAGCATTGTCAGGCTCTGGTAGGGCTGCAGGAAAAGTGGCAACAGCTCAGCAGCAAGTTAAGAGACTAGCATTGATGAATAATCCATCAATGGCCCAGGGTTATAAAGCAGTTGCTGGAAAAACTTTTGAATTTGGAAAAATTCTTCCAAAAAGCGCAAATGCAGGAATAGTATCAGGTGCATTTAGCGAGATGAGCTTGAAGCCAACTGGGCAATACGCTTCTGGATCCTTTCTTGGTAGATCTTTAGCTTCTGGTCAAGGTCAAGTTGGGTTAACTGGTAACCTAATGGCAAGTGCTGGATCTACTCAAGCATCAAGATATATGCAGGGGTACTTTAGAGGAGCACTTGGCCATATAGACGCTGGAGGCCTAACGGATGATGCAATGCGCGGTGCAAGTAAAGCTGTTTCGCACTTTACTTCAGCAGTGCAAAAACTTGGAATTGCTGGTCCAGGTTATGAAAAAGCTCTTCAAACTGGAGTGTTTAAAAGCCTTGGAGTAAAGCGTACACTTCAGGTAGCTGGAACAAAAACTGGAGCAATGGCGCTTGGAGCTAGAAGTGCAGCAATGGCAATTCCTGGACTTAACTTGTTAGCAACTGCATCATTAGTTTATGATCTTGGAAAAATGGGTGGAGAAGTAGTTAAAAGTGGTATCAATTTAGCCAAAGATGCTGTAAAATCTATGAAAGGCTCTATGGACAAGCCACTATTTGGAATGGGATATAAAGATAATGAAGTTGCTGCTACATCTAGGTCTAGAGGAGTAATGGCAATACAAAACAGTCGCTTAAATGCTAGAAGTGCATTAGGTTCAGAGGCTGGGATGATGGCTTCACATTTTGGGTAATTTATGACTTTAGCAGAAAAAACAAAACACTTTAGAGAATCTATTGAAAAACTTTCAAGAGAAGATATCTTGGAAATTCTTAGAGCTCAAGATCCAGAGATCATTAAGCAAATTAATAGAATCGAATGGGTATTTGAAAATAAACTTAATCATCTTGCATGGAAAGATGGATCGCCGGTAACATCGAGAACCTTAACTAATTACGAGCTATCTCTACTTGTGGACGAACCATTTGAAGTAGATAGAGAGCTTTTAGATTTAGGAATTAGCACGGAGCAACAAAGGCAAATTCACGTTGCAAAAGATACATGTGTTTGGGGTAAGAACTTTCTTGGTGCAGAGACAAGAGTATATCAAACTTTAATATTAAGAGATCCAGCTTTAAGAAAGGTTCTTAGAGCAGGGCGTCGTCTTGGAAAAACATTTAGTATGGCTTTGTATCTTATACATTATAGTTATACACATAATGATGGTAGATGTTTAGTTATTGCACCAATGAAAACACAGGTAGAATTAATCTATCAGGAAATATTGCGATTAGCATCAAAAAATGAAATTGTATCTAACTCAATTGTTAGAAAAGTTACTTCTCCTCAATTTATGATTCAATTTTCAAACGGATCAACAATTAGATTCTTTACTTCAGGTATGAGATCTGGGCGGAAAATCAGACGTAGCTAGAGGTCAAGAAGCACACGTTATTGTTCTTGACGAAATGGATTACATGCATGCAGACGACCTTGACGCATTGTATGCTATGTTGCAGAAAACTGCAGAAGATCAACCAGATAAAGTTTTAATTGGAGCCTCTACTCCAACTGGTAGAAGAGAAAGATTCTGGGAATGGTGCACATCTAATACTCGATTTAAAGAGTTCTGGTTTCCTTCATATTGCAACCCATTTTTCAATAAAGATCAAGAAGAAGAATTTAGAGAAGAATATTCTGAGTCTGGTTATAGACACGAAATTGAAGCAGACTGGGGAGAAGATGCAGAAGGTGTTTACCCAAGAAGATATGTGGATAAATCATTTATAGATCCAGGTTGGAGATATGAACCAGAAATACAGTCAGCAAGAAGTTTTTATACGATTGGCGTAGACTGGGATAAATATGGTGCAGGAACAAATATTCTTGTATTAGAAGCATGCGCTGAAAATTATGAAGATGAAAGATTTAGAAGTAAAACAAGAGTTTGTTATAGGGAAGAAATTCCAAAGTCAGAATTTACTTTAACAAAAGGCGTTAATAGAATTGTTGAATTAAATGAGATATTTCAACCAAAACACATTTATGTTGACAGAGGTTTTGGTGAAGTTCAAGTTGAATTACTTCATAAATATGGCGTAGAAAATCCATCTTCTAAATTAAGAGAAAGAGTTAAGGGCGTAAGCTTTGCTGAGCTTATTGACTTAAGAGACCCATATACAAAACTCCCAATCAAAAAAGAAATCAAACCATACATGGTTGATAATCTAAGACAATACTTAGAAAACGAAGTAATAGTATTTCCGGCACAAGATGAAGAATTATATATTCAGTTAATATCTTATGTAGTAGTTAGAACTACTTCAACCGGAAGACCAGTATTTGAAGCTGGAGGATCAGCAGTAGACCATGCACACGATGCATTGATGTTAGCATTGCTAGCTATTACCGAGAACTATGGATCGCTTCACAAGATGAATTTTGCAGTTAAAGCGGAATCATTTTCAAATACCTTCTTTATGCCCAAGCCAACTTCTAATGATGATGATGAGGAAAAACCTTCGGTTATTAATAGATCAAACTTAAATAATGGTAGTATATCTAATAAAAGAAAATCTATTAGAAGAAATAATAATGGTTCTGTTTCAAGAAAGATGTTTTAATTATGTCCATGAATTCATTTGATCAAACCCAAACAGCTTCAGGAAGAATATTTAACGATTACTCTGTTAAAGAAGGCGCTTCAAGATCACTGCAAGAAGAGAGTCAGATAAGAAGAGCTGAGGAAAAGTTTAATGATATAGATAACTTTGATACATATTCTTTCTCTAAGCCATATAAAATACCATTAAACGTTGTTAGATCAAAGGTTAGTAGAACTCATAATCAAATACAAGAAGTTTATGACCTACTTGAAAGACTTCTTAATAATGTTTATATTAATCCAACTGTAGATCCAGATATGGAAGAATGTCATTTTCATTTATGGGAAGAATTAAATAAGAATAATAAAGAAATACTTTCTAGATTTTACGAACAAGAAGATATGGTATTTGCAGGTGGTTCTGGTTCTTTTAATGAACAAACTGGAGAATATGAAAGTGATTTCTGGAACAAAAATAGAGAAGCTCTAGACAATGCTATTGCAGCGATAAAAGTACCTACACCTAATTTTATTTCATTTAAACAATATTTATACGCAGAAGAACACGGCTGCAGGGGATGCAGGAAATTTGTTAAAGAGTATGACAAATTAATATCTCACTCTATATTTGTCCATCTTTTTGACTTTAGATATTATCTAAAACTTTTACTGCACGAATCCAACTGCATTAAGGAATCACTACTATATGATTTTGGAGCGGAATATGAAGATGAATCACAGCAACAAACAGCAATTTTCTACTTCTCATGGGCAAAGATGGCAGAAAACCATACGAGGCTCGTTACCGAGGAACTCAATGAGAACTCAGACCAAATACCTTCTTCCGAAGTGGATCTCATCTCAAAAAAACAAGCAGCACAGTTTCAAGCATTTTTCTCGATTCGAGTAGCAGCATATACGGAAAGTATAGATAACTTACTTTTTTCTATGAAAAAATATCTTCTTGATACATGTCATGTATTTTATACTAAATATGTGTCTCCATCATTAAAGTTTAAATCGCAAGTTGCAGCACCTCTTGAACTTGATCTTTTAACAACTTCCATGAGAACTTCAATGCCAACATTAGCAGAAGAGGTTGTAACTGCGGTTAACTCATTTAAAGGAAACTTTGGATCAATACTTACTGACATGGTTCAAAGAAGAAGTAATATACAGCAAAAATTTGATAATTTACTTTCATTAAATATCCAAAGAAAAAAGTACATATCTTACATAGATCAGTTGTCGTCAAAAGCTAGTTCTAGGCCAAAAGTAATAATTAATATTGAAGAAGATAAACATTCTTTTCTTTTTGATCAAATAACTATTGATGATAGTTCTAGGATGTCATTGTCTTCTGTTCATGGAAATTTGGATAGTCTAAATGATAACGATCATCCTCAGTACTTAATGAGATCTGGTGGAACAATATTTGGCGATATTATCATGACAGAAGGAGTAACAATAGACGGTGTTGACATAGACACACATGCCCATACAGGTGAAGATGGATCTGTTAGAATAAAATCAACAGATATAGATTACGATACACCTAGGGAAGAAACTACACTTTTGCAAAGTGCAGATGGAAGCTTGCTTGAAGTTAGCATAAATGCTTTTGAGTCCAGTATTAAAAATGGTGGAGTTCCAACAGTTAATGCTGTTGTTAATATTTCTATTCCAGACAGTTATTCAGATAAGTATGAATACGAAATTGTTTACTTGGAGGCTAAGTAATGGCTTGGTTTGATGTATATAAGTCAGAAACAACCTCAGGTGTAACAGCTTTTTCCTCAAAGCAAATACCGTTAAAAAGAGTAATTAATATTTCTGAAATAAATAATAACGTATCTGCTGGAGAGCAGATATATGTTGACCTATTAGATAAAAAGATTAATAAACTTATTAACTCATCACTGGAAAATGTTACGGATAACTATTCATACTTAGTTGTTTTAGAAGACCACGCAGATGAAACATTTTTTCTTCCAGTTAAAAGTAGGGTTATAGATAACATATTATATTTTTACGCAGAAGAAGATATAGATATAGATGTTGACACAACAAGATACTATGCAATATATTATGGTTTAACTAATTTAAAAAATATTGAATTAACACTTGTATCTATTGATGCAACTCCAAAAAACGTATGGGTGATTTCTGACATAGCTCCTTCGGTTGAAGGCACATATTCCGATATTGCAACTGCTAACATTAACTACTATACAAGTTCAATAACAAGTTCATCATCTGGAAAATATAGTCTTGCACTATATAACGATGGCGCTGATTGGAAAGATAATGCATCGCAAAAAGTAGGCTCTAAAGCATTTGGTATTTTTGATGGACCAAGGCTAAAAGTTGTTGGCGCTAAAGGTAAACAATATGGAAAATTTAAAATAAGAATTTTTGAATATACAGATCAAGGAGTCATATCCGTTTATCCAACAGTGGATTGGACAGAAGTAGATTGCTATTCAGCAACAGATTTATCTGACCAAATCTTATATTCTAAAATAGATTTACAATATAAAAAATATATATTTGAATTAGAAACTTTAGCAGAAAAAAACATAATGGCAATTACAAACTCTGTTAAAATAGATAAATATGAATTTTCTCCAAATTATGGACTAACATATAATCAAGAAGAGATAAATCCAAACTTAGCATTTATTACAATAGCAGGATTAAGATAATGGCAGAAATTAAAAAAACTATATCTGATTTAACTCCACGGAAAAGAATATATCCTTGCAGTTAGAGCTAAAGATCCAGAGCTTAATATAGTTTCTAACTATACTGACATCGTTAGATTTACTGCGCCAACAGACTCAACAATTCCAGGAGAACTTCAAAATCTTCAGTTGTTTGCATCATTTCAAAATGTATTGTTTGTTTTTGATAATTCATCTGACTTAGATTTAAGTACGTATCAATATGAGCTATATGAAGACACGGAAATACAATATCCAAATACAGCTCCATATTACTTAGTCTCAAGTCCTAATAAATATAGATTTGGAGATTCTAACGCAAGCACTTTTGCTATACCAGTAAGTGGAAGCTACATGGAAAATGATGTAGAAGTTCCTAAGAGTTACTTTGGTAGAGTTAGGGCAATTGACACTTCCGGTAATCAAGGAAGTTGGACAGCGTTAGCAAAAACCAGCACTTCAACACCTCTTATAGATGATCAATACGTTGTTAGCTTGACAGCAGCGAGAATTAAAGCCGGCGAAATCGAAGCTGCAGAAATAGTTTTAGGAGGAGCAGATCCAAGTGAAACTATTATCAAATCAAAAACTTATGATACATCTTCTGGAGTGCAAGGTTGGTTTATTCGAGGCGATGGTCATTTTAATCTAGGTGGTCCCACTGGAATAACTTATGATAATGAAACTATTGTCATTGGAGACGATGTTCAAGTTACTGCAAATTTAGCTGCAGATAGCATTTCCGTCCCCACTACTGGAACACCTAAGTTAAATATAAACTCTGGAATTGGTGCAGGAGTTGGAGGAATGACATTAGGGGATCCATTATATAATCACTGGTATGCAAATGGTAATTTTAGCGTTGGTAGCTCTACAGCTTATGTTAGATGGAATGGGTCAAGTTTATCAGTTATAGGTGACATAACTGCGACTAGTGGAGCATTTACTGGAACAGTAACAGTAGGAACGAATGCTACAAAAATAAATATCGTTGGAACAAGCGCAACTACAACAACAGCTATATATTCTGGATCAAGCTCATATGGAAGTGGTGGATTCTGGTTAGATGCCTCTGGTAGATTTTCTCTTGGAAACAAGTTAACTTGGAATGGATCTGCATTGGCAATTGATGGCACTGCAACTATAGGCGGCACAGCTGGGTCAACGGTAGTTAGCAATGCAGCAACTGGTGCAACAGCAGTTCAGCCAGCTGCAGTAAATGCAAATGTAACATCAATATCTGGTGGGGTAATTACAACTGGAACTATTAACCTTAACACTGTAAACGTACGTACGGGGACATCTGGAGCAAGGTTGAACATTGACTCTTCTGGCATAAAAATATATAACTCTGCCGGTACGAATACAGTATCCCTTAACTCAGATGGATCAGCATCCTTCACTGGCTCTTTAAGTGGAGCAACAGGAACTTTTAGTGGCACGGTAACTGGTGGTAAGCTTGAAATAGGTTTAGTAAGTCCAGCTCCTGCACCAGCAGAATACAATCTAGTGATAGATACTTCTGGAAATTTAACTTCTACTGGATCTATGATAGTAAGAAATATAGAAGTTAGTGGTGGCCTCACTTATAGGTGGGCTGATATTCCCCCACCGTCAGGTAGCTCTACTCCAACTTTAAGACATGACCTAACCGGAACTGCCTATAGAATAACTAGAGTTACATCTACAAGAGAGATAAAAGATGACATAGAAGACATTGAAGATGGTTTAACTATTTTAAATAAATTAAGGCCTAGAAAATTTAGATATAAAATAGGAGATACAGATCCAATAACGGGAGAAAAATGGTCGATTGATCCAAATACTAATCAGAAATGGACCGAAGAAGCACTTCAAATGCAAAAATTGTCTAGATCTTATGGTTTTATTGTTGAAGAAATTCAAGAAATTGATCCCCAATTATTAGAATATGATCCAATAAATCGCAATCTAGAACCAGATCAACCAGGTGGTTTATATGATCTATCTCAGTGGAAACCTTCAATGTATAAATATGTGGATATGATAGCACTATGCATTAAGTCTATTCAGCAATTGTGTGCTAGAATAGAATACTTAGAATCTAAGTTAAGCGAATAAAGGAGTATGTGTAGGTGTTAGATCAAAATTTAGACATTAATTTAGTAATACAAGTTTTTCAAGAAAAAGTAACACAGCTAACTATGGACAACATTGTAAAAGAGGCAACAATTAAACAGCTAGTAGCACAAATAGACGGCTTAGTAAATTCTCAACAAGATATTAAAGATACAAAAAAGGATAAGTAAATGTCAGAAGAAAATGAAATAGTAAAAGAAGAAGAAGCTCAAGAAGCACCAAAAGAATTCACAGTAACAATTATGATTAGTGATAAAAACTTAAGTTACAAAAGTGATTTCAACGAAGCAGAAACAATTTTTTGGCTTGAATCAGTAAAAGCTCTAATTCTAAAGAGAGCATTTGATGCTGCCGGAGAAAACAACTAGTCATAGTGGTATTTTCCACTACTATTAGTTAAAATTAAAATCGTAGGAGTCTAAATGGCAATTAGAGACTATTTACCGTTTGTTCAAAATAGTTCAGCTGACTTTTTTGCAAAAACGTTAGAACCAGAACAAATTAAAAATTTATCAAAGGCATTAAAACCAGCAGCTTTAGCTCTTGGCTATCAAGGCTCAACGTATTATTATAATACAAGATCTACCTTTGAACCTTCTCCTTATGATTTTGATAGAATACTTCAAGCAGTAGACACTGACTCATATGTTAAGCAAGCTACCCTAAAATATAAAGAACTTTTTTGGAAAGAAGGCTGGAGCATAACTGGTGAAAACTCAGAAGCCGTAGCTTATTTGCATCAAAGAATTGATTTTATGGAAATGGCAATGAAAAGGCCATTTATAGATTTCTTAACAGAAGTAGCTGATCATTTAATTAAGTTCTCAAATGTTTTTATAGTCAAAGCAAGAGGAGATATGTCTGAATATTTTCCTCAAAAACTTAATCCAGTAAATGCAGGTCTACCAATCGTTGGCTATTATCTTATTCCAACTGAACAAGTTAGGATCTTAAGAGATAAATTTAACAGACCAAAAGCGTATCAGCAGCAAACGGATCCAACCACCTATGGGCCCACCGATAAGGACCCAGTATGGACTGCTGAAAGAGTTATACATCTCCATTTTGACAGAAAGACTGGAAGAGCTTTTGGTACGCCATTTATGAGCTCAGTCTTAGATGATGTTATAGCTCTTCGTCAACTAGAAGAAGATATTCAAAACCTTGTACATAGAGAATTATTTCCCTTATACAAGTATAAGATCGGAACCGCCGAGCAACCAGCTGAGCCAGAAGAAATAGAAGATGCTGCATTTCAAGTAGAAAACATGAGATCTGAAGGTGGTTTAATACTTCCCTATAGACATGATGTTGAAGTAATCGGAGCAAATAATGCATCACTTGATGCAGCAAATTATTTGAATCACTTTAAAGAAAGAGTTGCAATTGGATTAGGAGTAGCACCTCATCACCTTGGAATGATGATGGGTGGCGGCAATAGGTCTATGACAGATAGACTTGATACTGCTTTGTACGACAAGGTAAAGCAATATCAGAAGCATCTTTCTGAGATGATAAGAGTTCACATATTTAATGAACTATTATTTGAAGGTGGATTTGACCCAATAGTTAATCCAATGGATTCCGATATTTCAGACAGATGTTTTTTTAAGTTCAATGAAATTGACGTTGATACTCAAGTTAAAAAAGAAACTCATATTATTCAAAAATTTACCAATTCTGTTATTACATTACCAGAAGCAAGAATTCAACTTGGCTTAGATCCAGCTTATGAGAAAGAAGAATTATTTGCTGGAATTCAAGCAGAAATTCAAATGGATATGGCTAAAAATCAAGCTGAAATAACTGCGCAAAATGCACCTGTACCAAAAACTTCAGATGGCGAACAGTCGGCTAATAAAGGTCAAAGAAACTTGCCTTCAAATAAAAAAGGCCCTGGAAATATAATTAGACCACAAAATCAACAGGGCAGAAGAACTTCTCCAAACATTAGAAGATCAGATCTGACATGGTTGTCTGTTATTGAAAATGCTCTAGAATCAGAGTATAATGTTATAGATATAATTGAAGTAATCGAAGAGGACAAGAAAGGTCCAGAATGAAAATTAATTCAGAAGTTAGCAAACTTGCAAGATTTGGCGAAGATGCCATTGAAGGTTTTAATACCGCAGTAGAAAATGGTCAAGCAAGATTAGCAATGTCAATTCTTGTTGATGTGATAAATGCATTTGACGAAAAGTTTGACGATATTGATGAAAAGTTGGCAGTAACAATTAAGCCAGAACAAACTTTAGTAGAAGAGCCAAAGGCAAAAGCAGAAGAGCCAAAACCTAAGGCTAAGGAACAAACAACCGCCTAAGTATGAAGTTAATAATTGGCTGCCCTATATACAATAGAGCATGGATATTTCCATACTGGATTTCCTGCATTCAAAAACAATTTCTTAATTTAGAAGATGTTGGTTTTGTTTTTGTTGCATCAAAAGATGATACGGAAACAGTATCTTTGCTAGAAGACTGGAGAGATAAACATCCAGAAGTTTCTGTATTTGATATAATTTACCCTGAAAATGTTAATCATTTTTCTCATGCAGAGGGGACTAGAAATTGGACCATTTCTAAATATGAGAATATGGTAAATTTAAGAAACGCCATGCTTAAAAAGGTTAGAGAATATCAACCTGATTACTTTTTTAGTTTAGATTCTGACATTTTATTAGTGAATCCAAATACAATACAATTATTAATATCCCATATAAATAGTGGAGCCGATGCAGTTAATACTTTAATGTTCATGACTCCTTTTGGAACAATGTTTCCAAGCGTAATGAAATGGGTTAATGAGCCTGGTAAAAAAGCTCATAGAGATCAAAAATTTCCTCTTGGTGAATATTTTCAAGCAGATGTTATTATGGCTGCAAAAATGATGTCAAAAGATGTTTATAACAACGTTGATTATCAAATTCATCTTCAGGGAGAAGATCTCGGATGGTCTGCAAGTTGTGCAGAAAAAGGATATAAACTTTATTCAGCATCATATATTTACTCAATTCACGTAATGGGTAAACAGATGTTATCTGATATTTTGAAGAATAATGATCCAAGAAGCGACATTACCTTGAAAAGTTTATCAAAAGTATGATATTCTTATATAATAATGTTTATTCTAGAATAAATTAATTTACTATAGTGATTAACATTCAGTCACTCTTTTGGAGATACGATGGCTTTTGAGTTCATAGAAAATTTTACTATTCAACTTCCTGATATTAGCGAAGCAGAATATAATTTTTCTGAATCTTTTAATACAAACTATGGTTTAATTATAGAAGTTGCAGCAATACACGAACGGACTTACTGCTAACTATAATAATTATTCATCTACAGAACTAGAGAAGGCTCTTCAGTCATGGGTAGAGCCTTACCCTAAGCCTATCATTCTAAATCATGATCTTAATACAGAGCCTATTGGTAGAGTTATGGCAGCCAAGATGGACAAAGAAGTTGACGGAAGCCCGTTCGTTAGATTGCAAATTGCAATAACCGATCCAGTAGCTGCACAAAAAGTTTTAGATAAAAGATATCTTACTGGTTCAGTTGGCGGAAGAGCAGGAAAAGCTGTCTGTTCAATTTCTGGAGAAGACCTTGCTACCGAAAGCGAAGGCGGAAGGCCTAAGCTTCCTAAGTACAAGAGGGGCCAAGTCTATAAAGGAAAACTTGCATTCATTGATATGCAAGACATTTCTTTTAAAGAGTATTCATTTGTAAATCAACCAGCAGATGGTAAGTCTAGCGTTAGATCAACTTCTGCTATATCTGATAAAGATTCAAAACCTTCATCAGAAGGTTGGGTCGCCAAGAGCTCTGCTTTTGTGCTGCATATGAACGAAGAAGATATCTATTCAATAGAAGAGCATGATTCAATTTTCAAAAAAATGAATAAAAAAGAATCAAAGCCCTTATATCTTCACCTAAAAGGAGCTTTCCTTAGTGCTATGGCAATACAGGAAAGCGAAAATGAGCATAATTCAACAGTTTCATTACTATCTAATGAGGAAACTGCCAAAGAAACTGATCTACAGGAGAAATCTAACATGGATGTTCGCAATCAAGAGAAAGATATCCTAGCTGTAACTGAAGAGTTGAGCGAAGATCTTTCTGCAATCGCTTCTTCAAAGTCTGAAAAAGACGAAGAAGTTAAGGAAGAAGAAGTTCCAGCTGAAGAAACTTCAGAAGAAGAAGTTACAGTATCGGCTGAAGAAGAAAATAAAGAATCTCAAGAAGAAGTAGATAATTCAGAAGAACAAGCCTTAGTTGCTGTTGATTCCGAAGAATCTGCTGATTCAAAAGAAAATACAGCTGACGAACAGAAGGCTGAAGAAGATCAAGAGCCAGAAGAGAAAGTCGAAGACCTCAGCGATAAGGCTGAGCAGCCCGCTGAGCAAGAAGGCGACAATCTCAATAAGATTAAGGCTCTTGAAGAAGAGAATGCAAAGCTTAAAATAGCACTTCATAGAATTCTTGTAGAAAGAGTTGTTGATGCAAAGATTAGCGCAGGCGTTGAAGAAGACACATCGAGAGATGAGCTCATTGAGTCACATGTGACTCGTACAGCTTCTTCTTTGGCCGATTCGCTGAGAGATCTAGTAAAGATGCCAGTCCGCAAGACTCGTTCTACTGGAGTGCCAGAGTTTAATAATGAATCAGCAGTTGCTATTGACGAACAGAATGTAACAACTGTTGACGAAGAAGGAAACTTTGCTTCTTCCAAAGAAGAAGTATCAGTTGAGCAAGTATTTGTAGACGCTCTAATGGGCCGTCGTAAACTTTAGAAACAAGGAGATAATTAAAAATGAGTTTAGCTAAATTTCGCAAAGTAGGCACTAAAACCGGTGCTGGTCGCTTTGTGGTTTCAGAGGGTATTGCTCCAGCAGCATACCTCCTTCCACATCCTGGTCTACCAACTTGGTATCTTGACTCAGAAGACGACCGTTTTGAGATAGTAATTCCTAAGGGAACTATCCTTTCTGTCGTAGCAGATGCAAATGGTGATGCAAGAATCGTACCAGCTAATGGTACCGGTTCAAGCCAAGCCTATGGTGACAACATGCCTACAAGCTGGGATCCACTAGATGGAGCAACTCCAGCTTACAGCTCTGGTGCAACTGACACAGTTACAGTTGCAGCAAGATCAGTTCCAATTGGTGTTGCACAGTATGACTTGTACCGTCCTTTTGATAAGGGCACCTCACAAGGCGCTGGCTTCATTACTCACGGCTATGTTGAATACCCAATGGTAAGCGGAATTAATAACACCGTAACAGTCGGTAGCGTTGTTCGCTCTGACAACATGGGTCGTCCAGTGTTGGCAGCTGCAGCCAACTTCCTTAACGGAAGCGATGTCTATTCTTACCTCCAGGTTGGTAAGGTAGTCGAAGTAGAACAGTTTGCAACCAACTTTGATGATGGCTTGCTTTCTTACATGCAGCTTCCATCAGATCCAGGCGCACTTAAGACAGTATTTGAACTTACCCGTTCAGGCACTTACTCAGGTAAACTTGGTATCCGTAGTAATCTGGATGTCAATAACGTCATTGGCGCTTTCCGCGTCAACCTAACCTTATAATACTAGCAGGAGGAAAATCCTAAGATGAGTAAAACAATCCAAGAACTTCTTTCTGGTCTCCCAGCATGGGAAGCAGCATTATCAGAGGATGGGTATATCGATGAGAACAATAGAGTAACCGTAAGGGAAGCATTTGCATCACCTGATGCAGCAATACTTTTCCCCAAGATTATCTCTCGTACTCTAAAGGAAGCAGCTGAGCCACAGCTTTTGGTAACTCCTTTGCTTTCAACAGTACGCCTTGGCAAAGGTCGTTCCCTCGAATTCCCAGCCGTTAATGCTATTCAAGCAGCTGAGATCCCAGAAGGACAAGAGTATCCAGAGCAGGCACTCGCCTTTGCAAAGCAAATTGAGGGTAAAGTCTCAAAGAAGGGCGTGAAGTTAGCATTCACCGAAGAAGTCATCACTGACTCACTTTGGGACATTGTTGGTCTTCATGTTCGTGCAGCAGGTCGTGCTATGGCACGTCTCAAAGAACAAATCGCACTGAGTCGATTCAAGGACGCTGCAACAGTTGTCTTTGACAACGACAGTGGGTCTTATGATGACACAACTGGTAAGGGTTTTACTGGCGCAGCCAATGGAACAATTACCTGGGATGACATCGTTGACATGGCGGCTGTTCTTATGGCTGAAAAGCACATTCCAACAGACTTTATACTTCACCCACTTATGTGGTCAGTATTCCTTAAGGATAATATCTTCCATGCAGGTGGCGCAGCTTCTGCTGTTGGCACAAGCTGGGGATACCGTCCTCAGTCACCGGATGCAGCACTCAATGCAACCGCTCCAATGGGTCTTAATGTTTTGGTTTCACCATTCGTTAGCTTTACAGCTAAGAGTGGCGCAACCGCAGCTAAGTCAGACCTTTTCTTGATTGACCGTAATGAGGTTGGTACACTCCTCGTTAAAGATGACATGACAACAGATCAGTTTGATGATCCAAGCCGTGACATCCGTCAGCTTAAGATGAAAGAGCGTTATGACATCGTCATGCTCGGTGATGGTGAAGGTATCACTGTTGCTAAGAATGTAAGCCTAGCTCGTAACTACGAGGTTCAGCTCACTAACGAAGTCTAATAACCTTAGGACAATTATAGTTATGGCCACTAATCATGGCAGTCCGTGGGATAAGGGGTGGTTGCGAAAGCTTCCACCCCTTATCTTTTTTTATAAACAAGTATTACTAATAATGTATACGTCAATAAGGAGAGAATGTGGCCCTATATCTTATAGAGAGCGCTAGTGTTGATTCTGAAGTAGTAGTTATTAAATTTGGAAGAACTGTTAAAATCAGTTCATTAATAAATGCAAATTTTATTGTTCAAACAACAGATGCTACTCCAGTTGCTGTCGCTAGTCCGTTCACTCCTATAAACAGCATCACTGATTACAATCAAATATCCAGAACACTAAGGCTATTTTGGGATGTTCAACTCCAGTCTGGCGAAGAGTACGTTGTTAGGGCAGTAAATTTACTAGATGCAGTAAATGAAACTATTCCAGAAGAACAAATAAAATTCACAAAGTCAGATGACGCTACTCCTTCAACTATTACATCTTTTCAAGAGCCTTTATACGAAGAAATATTAATAGAAGATAAATCAGTTAGAGCAGATGCATTTTCTACTGTTCAAATTTTAGCCAAGAATCCTAATTTTTATATAGTTTCTGTTGATCCGGAAAACGGAGCATTTTACATAGACAGAGAGTATGGTAACGGTAGAGTTATAATTGAGTTCAATGCAAGACCGGCTTCAAACTTTTTAAATACAAAATATTTTAAGGCTCAAAAGAAAAAAATACAAAGAACACCATCAAGATGGGAAAACGTTGGAGCAAAAGTCTCAATGCACTCTTGGAAGCCAGAAGTATATATAGACTTTCCATCACCTGATGCAACTCCAGTATTCAATGTAGATGGAAAAGAATATTATACAACTGGATATAAATATAGAGTAATTTTATCAAAAGACATAGGCATATAGAATGGCTAATTTTGTTTACAAAAAAGCAAAACAAGCTATTTTAAACGGTCAATTCAACTTTAGTTCTAATTCATTTAAAGTAAGCTTTATTAATAACTCGTACACTCCAAATGAAAATTCACATGAATTCTTATCCGATATACCATCTGCCAGTGTAGTTTATACTAGCGATAACATCGCCGGAATAACAAACACCCTAGGTGTTATAGATGCTGGAGACTTTACTTTTACAATTTCAGCAAATACAGCATTTAATGCAATAGTTTTTTATAAAGTTGGCTCTAATGATGCAGATTCTAGATTACTATTTTATATAGATAACTCAACTGGTTTGCCATTTTCTGGTTCTTCGGAAGTGGTTACTGTTATCTTTAACTGGAACAATGATATTAATAAAATACTTTCCATATAGGAGAATATAATGGCCACAAATTATCCAAGCAGTTTAGATGTTTTAATTAATCCAACATCAACCGACAGTTTAAATTCTGTAACAGTTCCACATCATTTACAGCACGCAAACTTAAATGATGCTATGGAAGCAGTTCAAACTGTTTTAGGATTAAATCCAGCTGGATCTTATTTAACACTTAAAGATAGAATCGCTGCCTCAGAAGCTCTAAACGGTATGAGTGACGTTACTATTACATCTGTTGCAACAGGTAATGTCTTGCGATATAACGGCTCTAAATGGGTCAATCACGCTGAAGTAAATTTAACCGACGGAGGAAATTTCTAAAATGCCGAATACAATTAGAATCAAAAGAAGATCTTCAGCAGGAGCCGTTGGTGCGCCATCTTCTCTCGAGAATGCAGAATTAGCCTATAACGAAGCTGATGATATTTTGTACTACGGTAAAGGTACCGGTGGAGCAGGTGGAACTGCTACAAGTATTCCAGCTATTGGTGGCATAGGTGCCTTTGTAGGTCTTTCTGGCACTCAAACAATTACTGGAAATAAAACTTTCTCAGGCACTTTAGAATTAGGTTCTTCTGCAACGGCAACAACAAAAACGGCTAATAATAACTCTACAGCAGTAGCAACTACGGCATATGTAGACTCAGCAGTAAGTGGAGTTAGCTCATTCTCTTCATTGACCTTTGCTGGAGATACTGGAAGTAGCCAAACAATTTCAAGTGGCGAAACCTTCACTGTTTCTGGTGGAGTTGGCTTAAGTTCAGTAGCTTCTGCAACCGATACAGTCACAGTTAACCTTGACAATACAGCAGTAACAGCTGGCTCATATGGTTCAGCTAGTGCAATCCCAACCTTTACAGTTGATGCCCAAGGTCGTTTGACCGCAGCAGGAACAGCTTCTATTTCAACTTCATTTACAGTTGATGCAGACAGTGGTTCAGATTTAACAATTTCTGGTGGAGACACTTTTAGAATAATTGGTGGAACCGGCTTAACATCAACAGCTTCCGCAACTGACACGCTTACTTTAGACCTTGACAACACTGCAGTAACTGGCGGATCTTACGGTTCTGCTTCATCAGTTGGAACCTTTACAGTTGATGCTCAAGGTCGTTTGACCGCAGCAGCTTCGACTACTATAGAAATTGCACTTGGAACAAATACTTCAGGGAACTATGTAGCAACAATAACTGGTGGAACTGGCGTTACTTCTTCTGCAGCTACAACAGGTGAAGGAACAACTCACTCATTGTCCATTGGCCAAGATGTAGCAACTTCTGCAAGTGTAACATTTGCAGGACTTACACTTAATAGTGGAAGTATGGTTTTTGAAGGTACAACAGCCGATGCTCATGAAACAACTCTTGCTGTCACCGATCCAACCGCAGACCGCACAATCACTCTTCCAGATGCAACTGGCACTGTTGCACTTCTCACTGCAACGCAAACTTTCACAAACTCAAAACTGGTAGGAACTACGTTTGATTCAAATATCGTAGACCCAACTCTCTTAGGACCATTAAAACTTGAGGGTGGTACTTATGGAGTCACTATTGCTTCTTCGCCAGACAGAGAAAACTTTAAAACATGGACCTTTGGGACAGATGGCGTTTTGTCTGCTCCAGGAAACATTATTTTTGAAGGCGCAACTGCCAATGATCATGAAACAACATTGGCGATTACAGACCCAACTGCAGATAGAACTATTACTCTTCCAGATGCAACTGGTACTGTAGCACTTACGGCAGACAAGCTCTCAGTATTTGCGGCAACCTCTTCGTCGGAACTTGCTGGTGTAATCTCTGATGAGACTGGTACTGGGGCACTTGTTTTTGCTAATACGCCAACACTTGTAACACCAAATATTGGTGCTGCTACTGGTACATCTCTTACCCTCTCAGGTGACTTAACAGTTAATGGTACAACAACTACCATTAATTCAACAACTGTAACTGTTGATGATAAGAACCTTGAACTTGGCTCAACTGCCTCTCCAACAGACGCAGGTGCTGACGGTGGAGGTCTTACGCTCAAGGGCGCAACAGACAAGACCTTTAACTGGATTGATGCAACTGACGCTTGGACTTCATCTGAAAACATGAACCTTGCTACCGGCAAGTCATTCTTAATTGCAGGAACTTCTGTCCTTTCTGGATCAACCCTTGGTTCAGGAGTAACTGCATCAAGTCTTACCTCAGTTGGAACAATAGCAACTGGTGTATGGAATGGTACGGCAATAGCCGTAGCTAACGGTGGAACCGGTTCTACAAGTGCTGGAGACGCCCGTACGGCTCTTGGATTGGCAATTGGCTCTGATGTACAGGCCTACAACTCTACGCTTGCTGCAGTGGCTGGTGGAACTTATACTGGCGATGACAGTATCACAACTGTGGGAACTATTGCAGCTGGTACTTGGAATGGCACAGTTGTCGCTGGTCAATACGGCGGTACTGGTGTTGCAAACACTGGTAAGACAATTACCCTTGGTGGCAACCTTGTTACATCTGGAGCTGATGCAATAACTTTTACCTCCACTGGAACAACAAGCGTAACCCTTCCAACAGCTGGAACTCTTGCCACTTTAGCTGGATATGAAAGTCTTACAAATAAGACGATTGATTCTTCTAATATAGGCGCAACAACTAAAGGCACAGGTGCTTTCACTACCTTAACCTCAAACGGTGCTACAACATTTACTGCAGCAACAGCGTCCTCATCTTACACAACTGGCACTTTAGTTGTAACTGGTGGAGTTGGAATATCTGGAGCTCTTTATGGAAATAGCAGTGCTTTGGAAGGCTTTATACTTGACGGTGGCACATTCTAATACTATAATTAACTAAGACTTTATGTATGGAGTAGAAATGACAAATCAATATAATAT